TAGTTTAATAATTTGTATGCGCCATAACGCATAATTACGCTACACATAACGTCGAGATGACGTAAGGACAAAAGATGAGTACCTTTAACCCACCGGCTGATATTGCTCAGATTACTCTAGCAAAATCTTCAGACGTTAACGCTCTTAAGGCGGCCACCGCAATTGCATTTGGTTTACTTCCAGATGAAGATAAAATTCAACAAAATTCTGTAACATACGCTGTGGACACTGGTACAGCAAATACTTATCAAATAAGTCTACCGGCTATTACATCTTATAGTGATGGATTATCGGTTTCATTTAAACCTATCAATAGCAATACTGGGCAGTCAACTATTCAAATTAATACCCTTGGTACAAAATCAATTCGACTAGTAAATAGCCAAGTTGTTGCATTAGGTGACATTATTTCTGGCGCTCCTGTTCAGTTAATTTATAGTTCGACAACAGGTTATTTTCATGTGGCAGCAAACTCAGCTACTTACGCTACCATAGCAACAACTAAGGCAGGCGAAGCCGCTACATCAGCATCTAATGCTGCAAATAGTGAAGAGCAGGCACAGAGTAATGCTGATTTTGTCGATGCGGTGGCGCTGTCATGTGGTCAAAATGCTATTTTAGCAAGTCAAAAAGCTACTGATGCTGCGAACAGTGCAACATCAGCATCTAACGCATCTACCTCAGCTAGTAATGCTGCAATTAGTGCTGCAAGTAGTGCTGTCGCAGCAGCGGCTAGTTACGATTCGTTTGATGATCGTTATCTCGGTGCAAAATCAAGTAATCCAACAGTAGATAACGATGGTAATGCGTTACTTACTGGTGCGCTTTATTGGAATACAACAAGTAGTGAAATGCGCGTTTATAGTGGTAGCGCATGGGTAACTGCTTACTTGCCTTCATCGGGATATTTAGCATTGTCTGGTGGCACAATGACGGGCGCAGTTACGTTTGCATCTGGGCAATTTGGTACAAATGTTAATACGTTTTTATCTACACCATCTAGTGCTAATTTGGCTGCTGCGTTAACGGATGAAACTGGAACAGGCGTAAATGTATTTAATAACGCACCGACTTTAATTGCACCACTTTTAGGTACACCCGCAAGTGGTACACTAACTAATTGTACTGGTTACACTTATGCTAATTTAAGCGGTACTATTCCTACATGGAATCAAAATACGACAGGCACTGCGGGTAACGTAACAGGCATTGTTGGTGTAGCTAATGGAGGTACAGGAACGGCAACACCATCGCTTGTAGCAGGAAGCAATGTCACAGTGACAGGTACATGGCCAAACCAAACTATTGCGGCAAGTAGTGGAGGGAGCGCAACAAAAACCATCTCAAACAAGACAGCCGCATATACCATCGTATCGGGTGACTTAGGTACAATTATTAATTGTACTTCTGGTACGTTCACTGTCAGCTTAACAGCGGCAGCGTCACTTGGTTCTGGGTTTACTTGTACTATTTGGAATACTGGCACAGGAGCAATTACAATTGATCCAAATGCTGCTGAAACAATTGATGGCGTTGCCACCCTTATTCTTCGTCAAGGTGAAGGTACAGACATTGTTTGTAATGGTACAAATTGGGAAACGTCATATAAAAAGACGATGCGTGGGTATGCTGAAAATTATTCAAATTCTTCAATAAGACCAATAGCATCTGGCAGTAACTCTATTTCATTAGGGTCTAATTCAACAGCATCAGCAACTCAATCGTTTGCGGCAGTATATGGTTCGGTAGCATCTGGGATAGCTTCTGTTGCAATTGGCACTGCAACTACGGCAGGTTCAACATATTCAACATCTATAGGGGATAACTCAGCAGGCTCTGGCTCAGTCACCGCTACAGGTTCAGGCGCAATGGCACTAGGCGGCTCTTACGCATCTGGTACAGACAGTTTTGCTGCGGCTGTTACTAACAATACAAGCAGTTACGGGGCAAAAGCTAACAATTCTGTTGCAATAGGTAAAAATGCCGCAACTAATGGGTTTAATTCAATATCAATAGGTAACACTGCGCTTAATAATGGGTCAAATGGTATAGCATTAGGGTACGGTTGCACCACATCAAGTGGGGGTGTATCTATTGGTAATAGTAACAATTCTGTAGGGGATAAGTCTTTTGCGGCAGGGTATCAATCACAAGCTAGTCAATTTGGTAAATACACTTATGCTTCTGGTATTACTGCGGCAACTGCCGACGCTCAATATGGTTTAATAGTTCTTCGTGCGTCAACCACAACCACAACGGCAGTGGTATTAACATCAGACGCAGGCGCAGCAGGTACGTCTAATCAACTTATCGTGGCATCTGGTCAAGCGATGGCAATCAGCGGAACGCTTATAGCAAAACAATCAGCTAGTGGAAATATGGCAGGGTGGACGATTACAGGGATTGTGTCAAATAATGCAGGGACAATGGCGGTGAGCGGTTTAGCTTTAACTCCAATAGGTGTTGATTCAATTGTTCTTGGTGTGAACCTGCCTACCATCGCAGTAGATAATACTAACAAGGGTGTTACGATAACATCAGGTTATAAAGCCGCCACCAACATAAGATGGGTGGCAAACGTACAAACAAGTGAAGTAACTTACACATAGGAAAGCAATAATGGCAATTCAAATTGATTTAAACACAAGTAATTATGGTGTCCCTTTCGCTGGAGCTTATTTTCGTATTGTTACATCGTCTATTAGCCGTCAACGTGAAGCAAAGTTTTCAGTAATGATTGACGTGGTAGGCTACGCAACAAAACCAGAAAACGATGATACCAAAGACATTGGCTTTCGCAGATACCATGCACCATTAAGCGAAGTTGAAGCACAACAAGGCGCATCTTTCCTAGAAAAGTCTTATAACTGGGTAGCATCGCAAGATGATATGGTTGGCGCGGTAGCGGTGTAAACTATGCCTGATGAAGCCTGCCGCCTTGCTAAAGTAGAACAGCGTATAGAAACGCTTGAGGAAGTATTTGAAGATCGAGGTAAAAAACTCGATGCTATAATTGCCACTCTTGAAGAAATGAAGAACGAGCAAACGCGCTATAAAGGGTTTATTGGCGGTATTGTCTTCACCATTGGCGCATTGTTTTCGTTTATTGCTTGGTGGACAAGTAAGTAATGGAATTTTTACAGTTCGCAACGGACGTAGGTTTCCCCATTGCCGCTGCTTGCGTGGGAATGTACTTTGTATTTCTGACGATTAAATTTTTGCTTGATAGCGTACTTGAAAAGATTAAAAGCCTTATCGGTATCATCAAGCAACTCGATAGGCGTGTTACCGCTATGTCAGAGGATATTGTGAAAATAGATGTATTGATGACAGAAACGCTTGATATGCCAATTGAGAAAGAAAAAGTGGCGCGTTTTAATAACCCGCAAGAAAAGAGAATTGACTAATGGATGTTGACGCATTAGCTAAGTATATCAACCAATATGGATTCCCCATTATTGCATCGGGAAGCATGGGTTACATTGTCTATTTCGTTTGGCTTTGGGCAACATCGATTGTTAAACCAATCCTTACTGAAACCACAGATGCGCTAATTGAGCTTATCGACCAAATACGCCTGCTTGATAACGACATGATTCGCTTAACACAAAAACTGATAACGGTACTTTCTATGAGATCAAGAAAATGAAAACAGGCGAAAGCGGTTTACGTTTAATTAAAGAATTTGAAGGTTGCAAGCTGACTGCTTATAAATGCCCTGCGGGTGTATGGACTATTGGTATTGGCTCAACGCGATATTCTGATGGGAGCGCAGTTAAACAAGGTCAGACTTTAGCAAATGAAGAAGCCGCGTTATTACTATTATCTAAAACATTAACGTCATATGAACACGCAGTAAACGCCATTAAGGTTGATTTAACTCAAAATGAATTTGATGCGCTGGTATCGCTTACTTACAATATCGGAGCAGGTAATTTAGCCAGTTCAACGCTTGTTAAAATGCTCAAAGCCGGTGACAGTAAAGCTGAAATTGCACAACAGTTTTTGCGCTGGAACAAAGCAGGTGGCAAACCGCTTGCTGGTCTTACACGACGACGCAATGCTGAAGCCGAATTGTTTTTAACGCCATAATAAAAAAGCCGCTTACTTAGCGGCTTTCTTCTAATTTCAATTGGTTCTTGGTTAACCACCTATAATACGCTTGTTCTGGTGATTTGCCTGTACAAGTTACCGTATCTTCCCACTCGGTATAACATACCCAAAACCGTCCTACCTTTTTTAGTTTAGGTTTCATTTACGTTATCTCGACAATCTGCATCACACCATCTCCGTGCATGACCGACATAGTCACCACACGTCCAGCATAAGCCTGTAGGGTTGCTGGTATCAATAGCCGATGCTTTTGATCTTATAATAGTTATTGCCTTGTCACGCATCATTTCTTCATGTTGAGCCGCAAGGTCTGTATTTCCTTCTTCTGTAGCCATCTTAATTTGTCTTGGTAAATTCCATAAGTTTATGGGCGGTAGTGTCAAATCAGACCATGCAACCATGGTTAATTCAGTTTAACATCTTCTTTTAAAATCTCTTTCCAGCGCTGTAGCGTAAGAATAACCTCATCAATATCTTGGTCAAGTGTCTTGACTGATTTACCGGCTCGAAGTAATTTCTTGATGGCGTGTTGTTGCTCTGGTGCTACGATATTATAAATTCTAAAGATGCGATAAGGGTCTATTTTATGACCTTTATAGCTGAATTGATAGTGAGAATCGGCTTTTTGTTTATCTTCTTTTCTCAGC